TCACTCGCTACCGGCAGTTGGGAGCGCAGTTGGAAGTTTTGTTCTGGTTTCGAGCTTGCGAATAGCAGATTCGGCCAATCCCTGATCGCGGCTCAGATAGTGTGAATCCAGGATCGAACCGACGTCTTTGAGGCTATGGCCGGTGATCGTGGCGATCTCCGCTTCAGAGCACTCCGCAAGGGCAAGGCGGGTGACAGCGGTGCCCCTGAGATCATGGAAGGTCAAACCTGAGATTTTCGCCTTCTGACAGGCCTTTCCCCAAGACGTGCGGAAGCCGTCTGCGGTCCAGGGTTTGCCGCGCGAGTTCGTCAAGATGGTTACTGCATCGCCACGTTCCAGCTTTGCTGTTTCCAGAGCGGCGCGCAGCGTAGCAGCAACCGGGATCGAAACACGCTTTCCGGTTTTGGCTTGCTTGAAGCGGATCGTCTTTCCGTCATATGCGGTCCAAGTGAGACGTAATAAGTCACCTTGGCGTTGACCGGTCCAGACCGCAAGCAAGAGAGCGAGCCGAAGTTCTTTTGATGCGACAGCGTTGAAGGCGTCTTCATCGGCTTCGGACCAAACAGACTCCGCGCGTTCTGACCGGTAAAGGCGCCCGCGAGACTCTAAAGGGTTCGCAATTACGAGGCCGCGATCACGCCCCCATGAAAAGACCCGGGCGAAGGTCGACAGGGTGTAGTCGGCTTGACGGCGAGAAGACTTCGCGAGCGTGTCACGCCATTTGAGGAATTCCGACCGAGAGCGCGCCCGATCGCGTTCAGTGTCCAGAGCCGCTAGTGGAAAGTCGCCGAACTCTGCGGCAATGGCGCGAAGGTGGCGTTTATAGTCTTTCTGGGTGCGTTCGCCGAGCTTGGCGAAATCGGCGGAGTCTTCGAAAGCGTCGAGTAACGAATTCAATCCGGCTTTGCCCACCGGGACCTTAGCTTTTACCGCTTCGTTATAGGCGGCGATAAACTCTGGCGAGCCGGGCTTTCCTGGCAAGCGCGGGCCGCCTTTCCAAGCGTAGAAGTATTCGACAGTCCGACCATCGGCGAGCTTCTTCCGGACCCGGTTCAGTCCTTTAAGTCGAACGTGCATCTCGTTTCGCCTTCCAAGCTTCGAACGGGGATTCGTTAGTCTCCCGCTGCTCGGCGACGTGCTCAAGTCGGATAGATCCATCCGGCCCGATCACTGTTGCCTTTACCTGTAGGCCGGCCGCCTGCGCCGCCTTAACGGCGCGCACTACATCTGTTTGTTTGAATGTAGAGGCGGACCGACCCACGCGCTGAACTCCTAGCGGATTTTCACACGTACCGAAGCCGAACCGTCGCCTGCCGCGGCGACGGCATAGCCAAGCTCGGCGTTATCGGTCGAAACAGAAGTCGCGAGCTCGGTCGAAGCATCCCAGTAAACGGCATCGCCGACGGAAAATTCGTCTGCGGCGACCTTAGCCAATTCGAACACGCCTTCGGTGGACACGTCGACCGAAGCGCCAAGATCGGCATCACCTGCGGCGATACCCTTCAAAGCGCCGGCAATAACTACGCCGCCTGAAGTCACGGCCGCCGGGGCGGGAATGGTGAGGATGTTTCCGGGCTGGATATAGTTCTTCATCTCACAAGCCTTTCGAGGTTTTGAACACGATAGTTTTCGGAGCGGCGCGCCCGCTCACCTTTTCGATTTCGCGATCAAGAGCAGCGATCGCTGCGGTGAGTTCGCGAACACTCCGGTACTCGATTTCTTCGCCGTTAGAGTCCCTCACCCGGCGCGCACCGCGTGCGCGAGCTGATATGAGTTCGTCACGCCATGCGATCAGAGAGGCGAGCGGGCTGGCCATGTCTAGGCGCCCGGGTTGCGATATGCGCCGCGGTGATCGGTAGCGCCGGCGCCAAAGTCCAGATAGACCCGGAACTCGCGACCCAGGACTTCCCAGCCGTCGCGGCTGGCCATTTGCGGACCTGGAGCACTCGAAAGATAGGCATACTCGAGCACGGCCGCTTGTGCCGGATCCGCGAACACATACCAGCTAGCGCTCGGGAGACGGGGTTCGATCAGTAGCTCGAGCTTGCCACCGAACGGATTCACGTCCTCGGAGTTGTTCGCCTGAATGGTCGTTAGCAGCTTCTCGGCCAGAGTCTCATGATCCGGATGAACCAGCAGAAACCGCGGCGTGACCGAAATCGGCGACTTTCCATCGAGCCCTTTCTGCAGGCGCATCGCGAGACGGGCGGCGCTGAGCGCGTTTTCAGACAGCAACGAAGCGGTTCCCGCAAGGTTGCCGTGATCGGCATGAAACAACCGTTTTCCATCGTTCAAAACCGGACCGGCGCCATTCGATTGCGTCAGAAGAGACACGAGAATATCGGCCTCGGTTTCCGCCGCCGCCTGCCCCATAACCTGAGACCAACGGCCGAACGCCGAGAGATCATCATTCACGAGTGCTTTGCGAGAGAGGGAGAACATGCGGCCGAATGTTTCCAGCGCGTAGCCTTCTTTCGTTTCTCCCAAAGTGGTGGACGTGATTTCGCCGTTTTCGCCGAGCTTTTCGAGCTTCCCAGCTTCACCGAGGCGAAGCGTAGAGAGCGGGCGGAAGTCAGCGGCGGTTCGTTGCGCCGCAATCCGTTTCATGGGCGATTGAGCCGCCTCGTAAGCTTGGGCAAGCACACGGTTTCCAGACTCCGTGAGCAGCGCCGGAAAATCAGAAGTCCCATGCATGGCGCGGGACAAAAGGTCTTCATGCGAAAGAGACATGACGGCGGCAACGCCAGACCGTTGCAGATGATCTCGTGCGAGGTCGTGAATACCCATGTGCATGAATGGGCGCGCTTCATCGCTCGGCGCCGCGCCTGTCATACGGGCGGCTAGAGCTTCAGCTTGGCGGCGGCGGATAACAGAAGGATCTTCATTTGAGATTCCAACGGTCGCCGTCCGGATCGGGGCGGGTGAACGCTTCGCCATCTCTTCGAACGCGGCGGCCCGGACTGCAATAATATCAACACCAGTGTCGATTTGGGTGTCTGCCCACTCAGCAGGCAAGTTCGCCCGCTTGGCGATTTCACGGATCGCGGCGCGAGTTTCAATCGCCGCGGCGTTCACCGGGGCGGGATTATCGGCGATTTGCGCCGTGGCTTCTGTCATGGTCTGACTCCGTATGAGAGCTTCGGGATCGGCTGGGACTGCAACGAGACTCGCTTCGACAAGCGTCCAGTTGGCGGCTTCCCGCACGCGCTCGCCGTTGTCGCTGCGGGTGTCTCTCCAGGCGTCGACGCGATAGCCGATCGAAACGCCGGTCACGTCGCCTCGTTCGATTGCGTTCAGAGCCGCCGGATCGGAAATGTGAAGGGTTGCAACGATGCGCCCTGCTTCAAAACGAACGTTCTCGACACGGCCTTTGATGTCTGCAATCGAGCCTTGGCGGTGACTATCCAAGAGCGGGATGCGCGGTGCGAGGCTTACCGCTTCGCGCGTCACGGCGAGGCGTTCGACATAACCAGACCGTCGAACGGCTGCGCCAGTTGAAAGCGTCACCTCCACAGTTCCCGCTTCCCTGTCCAGAGACTTAGGCGCGAGGGTCGCGCGGCGGGTCGCAAGCTCAGCGATCATGCACGGCGCCCCCGAAACTCGGTCTGGAGCTTGCCTGACGCCCATATCTCGAAGTGCCAGAAGCCGCCGCTTTCTTCGGTTGCCCGAACTTCGGTTTCACCACGGCGGGCCGACAGGACGCGCGGCGCGACTTCGACGCCTTTTGCTGCAAGCAACGCGAGCGCGTCGTGTGCACGCTCAACGGCGAACACGGCGTTTCGAATTTTGGTCGGCTGAGAACCAAGCGCGAGGATCCGGTTCATTTCTGAGTCCAGGAAAGCCTTCGCATCCTGCTCTTGCTTATTCCTTCGCATTGGCTTTTGCCTCCTGTGCGGCGAGTTCAAGGTCACGTTCGCGCTTCGCGTCGACGGCGCGCTCGCGATCAAGGGCTTCGACGGAATAGCCGCGCTCGGCGACGGCCTGCCGGCGTGACTTGAGACCTGCCTTGATCGCGAGCTCTTCGGCTTCGATATCTTTTTTCGGGTCGACCCAAGGAAGCGGCGGCGGGAAGTGTTCACACGCCAAATAATCGCCAGTCGCGCTTTCAAAGTCGGGCGCATCGAGGCGACCGGACAGGACACCAGCCGTTATTACGGCCCCCCATACGGGCGCGAGGAATTGCGGCGCGAGCACGGTCCATTGAAGGGCTTCCACGCGTTGACGGAAAGCGACAGAACCGGCGCGAAGACTGGAATAGTTCGCCTGTGCGAGGTTACCGTCGACCAGGTGAACTGGAACGCCAAGGCCAGCCGCAATGGCGCGGATCTGATGCGCCAGAAACTCGGCGGATTGCGCCGCTTGCTGCGGTTGAGAAAGCCGTACGTCCCAGCCGGAAGGAAGGAATTTCATCGTTCCCGGTTCGAGCCCGCTCTCCAGGATCGAGCCTGCGCTTTCACCATCAAACGGAGAGTCTGCCGCAGTTCCGTTCGTATCGACCAGGAAAGCCATCATCATGGCGCTGATCTTCTCTTTTACTAGAAGCGCGTCTTCGAGTTGGTCGAGTTCGGAGAGACGCAAAAGGATCGGCGCCAGCGAAGAAATCCCGCGGACCTGACCCGCGCCAAGCGGTTCGAAGACATGAAGGATTCGATCGGCTGGAATGCGCTCGGCGGGCCGGACACTCGCAAAAACATCGGTCGGGCGATCGCGGAAAATATGATAGGCGACGCGCTCACCCGCACTGTTGAATTCTACTCCAGCGACCACGTATCCGCCGCCGTCGAGATCGCGCGTATACGACTCATCTACCAGTTCGGCAGGAATCATCCGAAGGCGCGGCAACCCGTCAGGACCGGTTTCGATCGCCGCGAAGGCTTCGCCGTCGACTTTGAGCGCGCGAACGATTTCACGCTGAAGTCCAGCGAGCGTTGTCCGCCCTTCCGCATCGGCGCGTTCGCTCCAGCGCGCGAAGTATGCGCCTAGAGCATCGCGCATAGCATCATCGGGATGCGCCGACTCGGATTTGATGCCGAAGCCTACTGCGGCCGTCACATACGCATCGATACCGTTCCGGGCGTAAGGGTCGTTCGCGTAGCTATGGCGCGCACGACTGCGGATGGGCGCCGTGGCGGCGAGCGTTTCAGGTCCGACGCGACCGAATGTCGGGCGCGCATCCCAACGGCGACCACCCGCTGCAGCGTCGAAGCGGCGAACTCGGCGAGGCGCCAGGATTCGGCGAAGTATGTTCACTTCGAAATCCACTGCCAATTTTGGATGATCGGGCGACAGAGATCTGACGCTGGAACTTCAATGGTTCCGAGCAATTCTGCGCCAGCGATTTCGCGAAGCTGTTTTGCCCAAGCGGTATCACGCTCGCGTTGCTCCGCGTCTTGTTGATGATCTACCGGGCGAAAATGCGCCGAGACAGTACGAGAGCGCCCAGGGCCATGATCCAAAAGGCGGCAGAACAGTACCCACTGCTCACCGCGTGCGATTGCATCCGGCAGATTTTCAATGCGATATTTCTTGTCAGCGTCGGACCCATAAATCGGCTTTCGATCTCCATTGTCCCAGAGCTCGCCAACTGCTCCAGGTTCCATCCCTTCAGACACCGCCACCAAGTCCGCGATTTGTGTCAGAGGAAATCCCATATCGTGAAGAGCGAAAACGAGCCGCGCGCGACAGGCTTCAGCCTCACTGAAAAGGCCGGTGCTTCGACCGTCAGCGGGGTCCGGGATCGGCTTCAAAACACCCATTTCGGCAAGGCGCTTAAGGCCAGTGCGCATCGAAGGTGCGCGCGAGGGGTCTCGTGTGAGCTTGGCGAGCGTAGCGGCAAGGGTGGCGGCAGTGATCATAAAGCGGCTCCAGTTCCTGTCCGAAGGATAGGACCACATTCCGCACTCGATGTCGAGAAATTTATTTCTAGATTTGGGAAGTGAGACGTGTCATAAGGTTCAAGCCGCAGCGTTACGGAATGCGCTGCGGTGACGCGGTTCTTGGTTGACGCGTCGACTCTGGGTCGGGGCCCTGCTCGTTGCCTCCGCGGGCAGGGCCCTCCTCATTTTGCCGCATATGTGCTTGGCCGTGACGCCGACCACTCAAATGCACTCTTGTGATTTCCTCAGAATGGAATATCAGTCAAATCAACTTCTAAATTAAACGGATACAAAAACTCTTTTCCACCGCACTCTATCCCAAGCTTTATTTCCCCCTTGAGGATGTAATTTTCTTGCCTCTCAGATTTCTTATTATCAAATTGAGACCAAATAATTTTATTACATTCAAGGCTCAATGGTATCGACCCACCTTTATGAATTCGACTTATATGCATAGGAATACTGTGAGAAATTCTTATTCCGTCCTCGAGTTCGGAATGCATACAATCTTTATTGTTATATTGTATTTTCCAACCCTTGCTAGTTATTAAGAAAATATCTTCTATTTTTTTAGATTTTTCATCAAGAGCATTCTTTATTTTAAACTTAAGGCTAACAAATGCCTTATCTTCGTACCTTTCGGCATTGAATGAACCCCAACTATGATTTATCTCCACACTAAATGGATTTCTATTTGAATCTTCAATTTGAGATTTGACCCATTCGATTTCAGATATCAGTTTTTGTTTGAGATCCGTATTATTTTTATAAATAATGTGCCTTCTCTGAGTGAGATCGAAAGGGATCTCATCGGCACTTCTAGCAGACAATATGCAACGCTTTTCTAAAGCGTGAGCATAGCCAACTTCATAAAATACATTCGCATTTGCTCCAGTCATTACTGCTATAATAAAATCAGATTCTTTAATATCATTATATATTTTCTGTAGTATAAGATCATCATATTTTACATCGTCAACTCTATGAGCATCTACTCCGCAATCATCACACGCAGCTATAATTGACAGATTATAAATATCATCAAATTCCGCAGCAAACGGCATAAGTACAATAGCTTTGAATTTCGATTTTTTTGTTTTGTTCACTTTATTAACCACTTACTTTTTATTATTGGAGGCAATATCGTTTTTTGCGCTCCCGCCGTCGATAGGTCCTCCTCACGCAAATCCAAGTTTGCGTTGATCACATGTCGCGCCGCAAGGGCATAAACGAGACAATCGAGCGCTTCCGCGCGACGGCCAGGGATACGTTCGAAACGACGTACCGGTTGCCCCTTCACATATCGAAGGACGCGCCGCTCGCTTGTCACCTGTAGGAAGTATTCAGGTTCAAGGCGGTCTGAAAACCTAAGAGTGTTGCCGCGCGCTATGCGCTGCAGGATTTGGGCTTTCAACCCGTCAACGCCGACCAGGAACATGGGCGCGCCCTTCACGGTCGATCGTTGCAATGGCGGGCGAACACCCGAAGCACCTTTGATTGCGAGCACCTTTCGACTGAAACGGGCGCGTGTGAACGCATAGACTTTTTCCGTCCATGTGCCGTCACCGGAGTCCACTGCAGCGGCGTCGATCTTTAGGCGACCGCCGCGCGGGTGCGCCCATGTGGTCCGAAGGAGCTCATCCAGTTCCGCCCACGTAGAGTCGTCGCCAGGACTTCCCCATATGACCGCATGACCCAGAATGAACGCGGCGTCCCGACCATGACCCACGAGTGAGCATTCGAGCCGGTCGCCCTGGACATCGACGCCGCACGTAACGAGCAACACGTCGGCCGGGATCGCATCGAGACCAAAATCTTCGGCGCGACCTTGAAGCGCGTCCGGGTCGATATGCTCAGCGGCTTCGCGCCACCCCTCCCCGAGGATCGTATTCACGAAGGTTTGCAGTTGGTCAGGGTGATC